GTAGAATCGTAACGAATGACCTGACCATTGATCGGAATCAGTTTTAATGAACGAGCGTCAGTACCAACTGCACCTTCTTCAACAAGAATCGCACGTACCGAATCCGCAGAGAGGCCGCCACCATCACCACCACCCGCAGCAATAACACCCGTCAATCCAGATCCGTCACCGATAAACGATTGTGCACGAATGGCAGTTGCGTTTAAAACTTGTAGTTCACTAGAAACTTCTTTGATAATTTTTCCACCCAAATAAATGGTAGACCCACTCAAATACAAGTCTTTCCATTTAGTTACCGAATCACCTAAATCATAAGCGGAATCAGCTAGTGGAATTAAATCACCGTATCGTATTTCACCAGAATTAATATAACCCGCTACTGCGGCAAAAGTAGGAATTGCACTATCTGTCAGATTTGCAGATAGGTCATCCGTAGACTTAACAAATTGAGAAACAAAAATGTCCTTGGTTGCATCTTTTAAAGCACCAAAACTGATCGTACCAGTCTGTGTTGTAATATCACCACCGGAAATTATTTCGTTGTTTACAACGAGATCTCCACGTGCGACAGCAACATCACCCGAGTCGTAGATATTTCTTGTCGTCAAATTCAATAGATTAGTTACTGCGGTCTTTTTAGTTTCTCCCGCAGACACATCATTGATGACAAGAACGTCAGAAGAATCGACATTGGTCAATGAATTTAATGCTGAAATTTTAACGTCTGCCACTTTAATTCCTCAATTTTAATTTATTTTATTTATATTAACCACGAGACACTTTAATAACATTACCTTCATCACTGTCTCGCCATAACTGACCAAGAACAACTGGATCTGTTATTGGTAAATTGTCTGCAACGACCGTGAGGTTGCCTGCGGTTGCTTGGAATACATGTTGAAGTGCATTGTATTCCGCCTGTGTACTTGTAATCTTTATATGACCATAACGTGTATGAATACCCGTTTGATCGAGACCCATTAACGCACTGGTATATTGTGTTCCGTCCGGACCATATGCCAAAATAGAAGTCCAAGGTTGACTTGTACTTAATCCTGTAAATGCATTAGCACCTGACGCAACGATGTCGAGTTCTGTTTGATCACCACCCTGAAGGTAAGTCTGTGTTCCATCTCCTCCTTCAGTTGCATCCATGTATAAATTGTATTGTGCACGTGCGACAATTCGTGATCCGTCTTGATATGAATCCCAAAGAGAAGATGCATCGGCAATACCTTGAACAACGGATTCAAAATTGGTGATATTATTCGTGTCGATGTTTGTAATGCTCGCACCACTACCACTGATATCGGTTGCAGAAAGTGATGTTACCGTCAGAGTACCAGTTGAGGTGTCATATGTAAGAGTGTCGTCCGTTCCCACTTGAACAGTACCATTACCATCTGACAGTAAAATATTATAGATGTCCGATGTCGATGAATAATTCTGTACATTGACATTGTTAGTGGTTTCAGAAATCAAAGATTCGGTGGCTTTTTCAACACTATCAATTCTGGAAATAAAATTACTATAGGTAATCTTTTTCGTTGTTCCGTCAGGGCCATCACTCACATCAACGAGAACGAGTACATCGGCATCGTCTGCTGTAGCTAATGGATTTAATGCTGTTATTTTAACGCCTGCCATTTTATTTCCTCAAGAATTTATCTTTATTTATAACCTACGGACTCAAGGGCCCTTCGGAAATTGTCTCAAACAATCTGTTACCATCCAAATCATAAATGTCAACTTCGTATGCATTGATAATAGAAGAAGGGTCACCCACATCTTTGTAAAGAAACATTTTCATATCAAAATCTAAAGTGTATACGATTGTTCTTCTGGATTCCAAAGGTGCTTCATAATCGTCACTGAACGTTATACCTTGTAATATTATAGGCGTATCTTCTTTTACGTCCGTAAAATCATCTAATGGTTTTACCGTGACCGTATACTGTGGAGTGAAGTAAGGCAATATTTGTTCAACTACCTGCAATGCATCATCCTGACTCTTTGCATAGATGTTCAACTGAAAATTCATAAGATATGGTACGGGAGTATATAACTTTTTGGATGTACTGTTACCGACCGTACCGACCTGACAATTGTTCATTTTTGGTAATTGTCTTGCCGCATCATAATTCATACCCACAATCTCAAATGACATTCTGGGAAGTTTTATCGCAATCTGTCGTTCACCCTGTTCTCCATTTTCCATTGCATCAATACGTGAAAGGAAATCTCTCTTGGGTGAATAAGATAAAGGTACCTTCATTTGACTAATGACTGCACCTGACGAATTCTTTCGAATAATATTAATGTTATTGAACAACGACCCAAACACGGCCACTGCTTTTCGAATTCTTTGATGATAGAAATGACCGCCAAACATTATCGTGGATCTCCGAACGGATTATTTTCCGAAAAGTCTATGAACCCATCACCAATCGTGTCAAAATCACTGTTCTGTGTTCCATCCTGTAGTTCTTCTTCGGTAGTAACAGGTGTTACACTTGCACCCGATACGTCACCTACAATTGCATTGGTGGTTGTCCAAGTGTGGTATTCACCATCAGTTGCACCGTTGTGAGATATGTAAAACTTCATGTTGTCAGAATCAGCGAAATCTATATCCACCAATTCTCCTCTCATTTCATATCCAGTGTTAATTTGTCTAACATATTCTGGGACTTGGAATTCACCCGTTATATTCGCCGTAGGTGCTGTGATAACGATCTGTTGTGCGTGTATGGATTCAATGTTATTAATCGCTTCAACACCTGTATCAAAGTCTTCATCGTTATATTCGAATACTTCGCAACGCATCTTGAACACGGGAAGATCTTTTAACTGATAGAACGGTTGTTCCGTTTCAACTCGTGTGATTTCAAAAAATGTTTGTGATAGGGTAAGAAAGACCAAGTCACCTTCTCTTGGTCGGAAAAAGGGTTTCGTATCAGTAGTTTCATACCTACCAATGGTTGAATGAAAACGTCGACGTGACACAATGAACGTTGCTGCGTCTCGAATCTCTACACCAAACTTGGTGAACAAATCACCCTCACCATCAAACCCTTCGATGTTTTCGATGTACATTTCAATGCGATAGGCATTGTCAAATCGAGACACAGAATCATCTTCAAATATTCTGTCTCGATTTACAATCTCTCGGGGAATATAATATACGTCCTGACCATACATCTTTAACGATTCGATTATAATCTCTTCGTAAAGGTCCTGTTCGGATTTTCTTCCCTGACTGAAATATAGATTCGTTGCCATTTATTATCCCATGAAAAAGTCTACGGGCAGTTCGTATTCTGATCGCATCTTTTCTTCGAGTCTTTCCATTTCTGCTGTTGCGTCATCGTAGTACTGTCGACCATTTAACACAACACCGCCGGGCAACTGCATACCTTCAAACTTAATAAGGTTAGTACCCCATTGTTGTTTGATTGCTGCGGCCGTGTATTCTTTCATGAAAGTGTCGCTCCAAACAGAAGTGTGTGTGTTTGGATCGACTGTTTGAAATACTTCTGCGATAAGATAATCACCTTCTTTCAAATCACCGTCTTCGATATTACCATGAATGTATATACGATTCTGTCGTCGTGAAAACGTTGTTATAGGTGATCCTGTGAGTAACATGTCAAGGAAGTCGAGATATTGTTCCAACTGATAATAATAAGACATGCCTCCCGAAAACTGCATAAAGTCACCCAGACTGTTCAACATCATCTGATATCGAATGTCGAACATGTTGACGTTGGAGTACATCGGATTAAAAGGAAATACTCTCCGAACATAAAGAATGTCTGAAGACAATGTCACATACCGATTTGCAATATCTTGTGCGGTCATTTGGTGTTTTAAAAACACACGAACGGTCGCATCACTGTGAAACTCCTGATACTTTTGTAACGCATCGTCGACACGATCTTCTATCTGATCTTCATCGACGTTTATTTCCAGTACAGGACTACCCAGTCTACGAAGACAGTAATCTATCAATCCTTGTCTGCTTGTTGGTTGTGCCATTTTTTATTCCTGTTTATTCTTATTTATTATCCCCAGAGAACATTGCCACTTGAATCATAGATAATTAGTCTTCGGTTACTGTTGTCTAATAATTTTAGTGCAAATTTCAGATCGCCAGATATTGTCGCAGAATCTGACGAAAAAGTTCCGACCGTCACCGGATTTGTGGTAGAGTTGCCTCTTCCTGTTACTGTCTCAAGTGTGTCTGTTTCAACCACTTCGTCCAGTAACGAACTGATATTGACTATACCAACACTGTCATTCCCACCAGTGAATGGATCTGTTTTTAACGATAGAAGATAACGACCTTGAGACGAATCTAATGACTCAGCTTTAAAAGTTAAACCACTTAAAATGGGTTGAGTGGTAAGAAGTCTCGTACCGTCCTTCAATAATGAAACAAGTGCATTATCACTATCTGGTGACCCTAGGTTAGGTTCTGCTTGAGAAAGTTCTAGGTACTGATAACGATCGGAGTCCAGTCTATCAAAAGACCGGACCTTAACCTTACCACTTATTGTGTCTATTCGTCTTGGCATTACAAATTATCCATTCAATGATTCAAGGTATGAGAGAATAAATTTCATCTGACCGTCTACTGAAGCAGAGGCACGTACCTGATTGTTTTGTTCAACGATTAATTTACCCGTTACCAAACCTGCTGCATCGTTGGGTTGAATCTCGAAGTTTTTGACTACTTCTGTGTTGATAAGATTTGTGGTATCATAATGTGACATGGTACACGTATGCGCATCTACAGAGTCGATGTTAGCAACCTGTGCCATCAAAACGATTGCAGTAATTTCGTTTGGTACAGTATAGATAACGTCACTGTCTCCAATGATCGGACCCGCTTTCAAAACTGTCGTCGTTGTTTTAAATGTATTTAATGGGATTGCCATGGTTAACCCTCAAGAGCAAGAATGTATGGAGTTAGAATTGCGTACAGAGAACGTTCGAAAGTTTCACCTTCGATTCTTCCTGCCTGTCTGTTAATGTTAAGTTCACTACCGATCTTAAAGTCACCCAGCTGGTCGGTACTTGTAAACACCACCAGACCTTCGTTGGTGGCAGAATCATATCTAACCTCGTTTGCTGGAATTGGGAATCCACCATTTTGTGGAATCGCAGTAAACGTGTTTGTACCAGAACCAACATATTCAAATGTGTGCGACGATGATGTGATCTGTGAACGTTGGTGGAATGTTATTCTCTGACCTGCGTTGTATGTCGCATTGTTTAAGGGTGGTTGGAACGTAACGTCATAAGTCCCTGGCGATACAGAATCTACTGCAAGTACAGTATAGTAATAGTTTTCTGAATCGAACCTCATTGCATCGCCATAGTTCGGTTTTTTAAATTCACCGACCGTACCGATATAATCCGCAGAGTCTCTGTTTATGGTGTTTTCAATTCGAATGACATCATCAAAGATGACCTGATTGTTTGTCAGAATTCCGTCATATAATGTTTGACTACTTCCTCTCGCAACCAATCCAAAATCACCAAACGATGAGTTGGAGTTAGTCAATGAACACTGACCACCTGTTTCTGCGAGAATAGAAGTTTGTGTTGAAATGGTAAAAATAGATACCAACTGTGCATATCCACGGTTGAGTAGATGTACACCATAACCTGCCGCATTATACTGTGTGAATGCGTCACACACCATTGATCGTAGACCCGATGCTTTCGAACCATCTATTCTCATACCAATACCATCATTGGTAATAGAAGTACAGTTCTGAACATAGGGTGATTGTACGATAAACGGTCCAGCTCCCGGCGAGTCTACTTTAGGATCATACGATACACAAGCCGCAAAGTTTTGGTGATCACGGAAAGTTACCTGTTGAATATAAACACCGTTGTCCATGTAGAAAATATCCGAATCGACGCTTTGGGGACGAATCGTAACTGAACGTAGGTTGTCACCAACAATCGCTGTCTTGGGTGGTATCTTTAATGGATTGTTAACAGTGTAATCACCAGACTTGAGGTAGATTGTAGTATCACCTGTATTCTTTGCAGATTTGACCGACTGCAATACAATCAAGTCTCGTTGTTCTTCTAGACCTGCAATTGCGGTTCGCAATTCAGATTCTACGTTGGTGGTGACTAAATTTGGATTAACGACTAGAGGTAAATTGTCTAGATTGCCATCATTGAGAGAATTGATTAAAATATTCAACAAATTACCGATTACATTTTCTTCGGCCGCAGCTGCCCATTGACCACCATTACCTGATTCGTTAGCACCCGCTGAAAGGTTGGAGGTAAGATTATTCGTGATTAACTCATTAATAATGATCTTCAGGTGTGTGTAAGTTGCAACGGTCGCAGCAGTTTCTCCTACACCCAACTGACTTACCGCACCAACAAAGTAAGCACGGGTGTTGATTGTGATTGCGTGTGTACCACCATAAAGAACATCGAAGGTAAGACCATCAACAATGAATCCCACGTCTCTTCGACATCGAGTTTCGTCATAGACAAGAGAAGGGTATTCTGATGTGATATATGCAACGACTTCGTCTTTTAACCACTCACGGTTTTTTTGTAGTATTACCGCTGCATCGTCTGCGTCACCAGTGGGAAGAATATTAGGTGTCGGGAATATGATATCATCAGATGCTTGTTCTGTACTTACCGCACCATTGATAAGAATGTCGATTACTTCTGACCAATGACGGTTGTTTCTTTGAAGTGCACCATCAAGCCCTGTACTTGATTTCACCGAAGGTATGGATGAAATCGCACCCCTTGCCTGATTGAATGCCACTCTTGTCGGTACCAACTGTTCTTGAGTGACTTTAGTAGATCCTGCACGTTGATATGCAAGTCCCGATGTTACTGCATTATAATTGGTTCCGTATGCAATGTCAAATCTTAATCCATCAATGATGTAGTTTAAATCACGAGTACATAACGTTTCGTCAAAAGAAAAAGTCTTGAGTGCGGTTACGTGAGAGATTGCGGAATCTAATGTAGAAAATGCGTCTTGTAGAGAAGTACCGAGGTTTCCCTTTCTTCCTGATTTGGAAACATAAAAAACATTATCGACTTTGTCGTCACCAACCTGAATAATGTCAATGACACCATTAGCATCTTGTTTAATAAACATCTTGCCATCATGTGTATTGATAGCAATCTCACCCAGAGTGAGATCCGAGATGCCTGGTCTCTTTCCGGCCGTTGTAGAAAATTTATTAACTATTGTCGCCATAATTTCTATTTATCCTAAAACCCGCCACCCGTGACCTGTACGAGAAATACCTTTCCGTCTATGATTTCAAACGTTGATGAATCAAAGGAAACGATACCCGCACTGTCTACTGAAGCAGTTAAACCTGATATTGTTATTGATGAATCGTCGGTGGTGATATTAATACCCGCACCGGCATTTAAAACACCGAAAGTGTTTCTCACCAAATCAACCGAGTCGATATTTACAACGGATAGATCAGTGATAGTTGCACTGTTTAAAATAGAACCAACAGTAACGTTCAGATTTGTTGCGTTTAAATTGTCTACATTAAATTCGTTGATTCGTTTATTTGCGTCTACAATCACACCACTTGACGCAGTTAATATACCGTGTTTGTGATCCAACAAATCAGTGAAATATTTACCACCAATCAGATCTATACGTGATGCAAATTCAGTCTGGTCCGAACCATAACCAATGTAAAGTCGATCACCTCCATTCCCAGTTCCATCGACGGCTGAACCACTGTCAGGTAGAAATGAGTATGCAAGTTCGCCCGCACGTAGAAGTATTGGTTGACCTGTTGTGGGTGATCTACGAATTAAAATAAATCCACGATCAGAATCTTGTTCGTAGATCTTGCCATCAATGACCTGATTCTGGTCTAATACTTTTGCATTGACAAATCGATTGGTGGAATCATATACGAGAAGATCACCAAGAGTGGGATTAGTTACATCAATCCCAATAACGTCATTAAGGTTTACGGCATTAGATATGAGAACGTTACGTGTAGGAGATCCGACTTCAATTTTTAATACTCTTGTGAAGTCTCCTACAACAACCTTGTAAGTCGGTGTTCCTACAAGGACCTTGTCTACACGTATGTCTGCCATATAAATCTATCCTGTTATGTGACGGAAGGTGTTACGGTTATCAGACCTTCTAATACCCTTTCCACTATTGTTCCATCACTATCAGTCGCAGATATTTCTACATCATACATGTATCTTTTTTTGGTATTTAACAAATCTGTTTGTGCATTTGTTAATGATAAGTTAATGATACCATCATCAGCGGGTGCAACAACGTTCGTAGTGAACGAGACCTTGTCAGAGTCAGCCGCATCATAACTCGTTGCCATTTTTGCGGCAACCGTGTATCCTGTCAAGTCTTTTTTAGCACCAGACTTTGTAACCAGATACACATCAATCGAAACGTCTGTTCCTTGATCAATGGTTAGATCTTCGTAGTGTGCCATAAATCCCTATCCAATCAAATTAATGTTTATGGCATTATTTATAAGGTTTTATGCGCGAATATCTTCAATAATCCAATCTTGTAGACCCGAAGACATTTCACTTCTATCGAGTACAAACGCAACCGTCATTCTTAAACAATTCGTTCGTGCGCTGTGGTACACCAATTGTTCTTGTGGATCTTCGTATGCACCAAAATAACCTGCTTTGCATTGCCATCCTTTGACATCCGGAATCACAACCATTTCTTTCTTTTCATTGTCCCAGTGTCTCCAATAACCATCACCCGTTTCACTCCACGTAAAAATAAAATTATATGCGGATGCGTTTGCGTTATTGTGCCATGATATGTAACCGCCGGGGGGATATATTGCAAATAATGCGTTTCGTTTGAGATTGAACGTTGTTTGTAGGTTTCGAAGAAAGTTCTCTTTCTTTACTGCAACCTTACCAATAACATCGCTGGCACCACCTTCTACGAATCGCATGTTGTTTTGACTTAATGAGTATGCATAAACTACATCTGGAAACCCATTGTGTTGTCTTGCCTGTTTATAAACCTGATTAAAATAATCATCACCCGTATACCAATCAATCTGATCCTTGTGATTATCACACTGAAGTTTCACATTCTTATAATTCTCGTCTTCGATAAACCATTCTGCCTCTTTCAAAAGATCGAGTGCGAAATCGTTGAGTGGTATGTCGATCATTTTACTCATTTTAAAAATCCTGTTGTTTTGCAGCTGCCGATGAATAATGACGAATTACTATCGGTTTTTCGTTGTGTTTAAACTTGTATTTACTGAACCAGTTCCATCTGGCATCGTCGTCGAGAATACCGACCTTTAAACTTTGATACTTGGGTTCTTTGTTTACCAACCACCACAAAGAAAATTGATCCCACCGTGCAAGACTTCTCGGATACGTGTCCTCGTCCCATGTCCCATCTTCTTTGGTAGGCCACCACCGATTCGCATATTGTTCAACCGTGAGGTCATACCAGTCTTGCATGAAATCTCTGACCAAAGGATTTCTCATATCATACAAACAGACCGCACCACAAAGTTCGAACTGACCGCCAGGGAACTTAAGTTCTGCATAACAGTAGGATCGTTCTTCGGGAAGACCAGTGAACATCATGTCGTTATCTTCAAACAGATCGAAGATAGTGGCAATGTCTTCATGTTCGACTTCGGTATCTGCGTCAATGTAAAAAGTCAGATCGTAAGGTGACTTTGCCATTCCCCATAGTTTTGCACGTTTATGATCGTCACAGAAAATGATTTGGTCGGTTATTCTTTTTCCCCGATCATCTAAAAATCTTTCTTCTGTTACCAAAGTGCACTTGGCTTCAGGATAAAAGTCTAGTATAGATTCAATTAAATTGCAAGCAGAAACGTAAAAGAATTTAGTTCTAGAGGCAACAATTACATACCCTTTAGTCGGTTGATCCATTAAACACTCCAAGTTCTTTACCCATAATTAATGTCGCAATTGCGTTCATTTCAACATCATTCTTTGCACGACGAAGTCTGGTTCTCAATTCTCGATCACTACTGTTCTTGATCTCTTCTACTTCGAACGCTCTCAATTTAAGTCCGAACAAGTGTTCCAGTTCCGCAGCCTGTTTTTGTTGTTCGTGTTGAGCTCGTTTCTCTTGATGATCTCGATCTTTTCTCTCTCGTCGTTCTTTAGTATTGTTGTCGATTTTTTCTATGCCAAGTTTTGAAACGACTTCTTTATAATGTTGACACTCTGTTCCGTTTGGTAACATTTTGTGAAACAACATAACATCGTTTCGTCGTTTACCGTCCGGTAGAGTCGTTACTCGAATACATTTTACTTGAGACCTGTCGTCAATACCGTCTTCCCAAAATGCATTATCTAAATAATCATGTTTGTTCATGTCATGCCACCCTTACATATAATGTGTAAACTTCAATTACAGTCGGAGGCGCTATCAGTTCTCCTCTCAAACCATAAGTAACTTCAACTGGTATATCTAATATATATTCTTCTTCAAATAACTCACCAGAATATTCGACCACGTAATCACCCGAATACGGTTGTCCAGAATATTCTGAAACATATGTGTCAGTGAACGATTCACCAGTATAAACATTTTCGTATTCACTAACGTATACCGCACCTGCAAACTCTGCAAATGTTGCTGCGGTATATGACTCTTCTATATAGTCCTCGGTGAAGTTGCCAAGGTAGGCTTCATCCACATAAGTTTGTTGATATACCTCAACATATGATGGACCAGTGTATTCCAACACTTCATAAGATGGTACATAAACATCTTCGTAACCAATACCTAGGTATTCTGTTAAATAAGTTCCTTCAAATGACGTTGAATAATCAGACACATATTCAATTGACGTTACATAACTAGACGAGAACGGTTGTTCAAAGTTGCCAACGTATATAATCGAGTATGCGGTTTCATACTGACCTTCAAACGTTTGAGTAAAATCTGTTTCATATATATCAATAAAATTACCTTCATATGTTTCAGAGAAATTACCCTCATAAGCATTTTCATAGATCGCAGTGAATTGTGCAACGTATTCGGTTACATAGTTTCCGGTATATTCATCAGCAAAGTTACCGACATATTGACCTTCGAATGTCTCTTCGAATGTTCCAGTATATTGACCCTCAAACGTTTCTATAAAATCTCCAGAGTAGTCAACAGAGAAGTTGCCTGAATAATTGTCTGTGAAATCACCCAGATATTGTCCTTCGAATGTTTCTACAAAGTCTCCCTCATAAACTTCCTCGAAGTTACCGATATAGTCTTCGGTAAAGTTGCCTTCATATTGTCCTTCAAAGTTTTGTTCAAAGTCCCCACTGTAATCTACAGAGAAATTACCCGAATATGTTTGTTGGAAATTACCCTCATATTGTCCTTCAAATGTTTCTAGGAAATCACCCGAATAGTCTGTCGAGAAGTTACCAGAGTAATCTGCTGTAAAGTTACCCGAATACTGTCCTTCAAACGTTTCTAGGAAATCACCAGAGTAGTCGACAGAGAAATTACCTGAATAATTCTCAAGGAAATCACCAGAATACTGACCTTGGAATGTCTCCAAGAAGTCACCAGAGTATTGTCCCTCAAACGTTTCTACGAAGTTGCCAGAGTATGGAACAGAGAAGTTACCACTGTACTGTTCCTGAATATACAAAGAGATGTAATCCGTACCATACAACGAAATGTAATCGGTCGAATAATCTTCGGTAAAGTTACCAGAGTAGTCTTCGGTAAACGTACCAGTATACTGACCTTCAAAGATTGTTTCGAAGGTGCCTGTATACTGACCTTGGAAGGCCTGTTCAAAATCACCACTGTATTCTTCGATAAAGTTTCCGGTGTAATCTTCACTGAAGGTACCTGTGTATTGACCTTCGAAGATTGTTTCGAATGTTCCGGTGTACTGCCCTTGGAATGTCTCCTCAAAGTCCCCACTGTAATTCACCGAGAAATTACCCGAATATGGAGTAGAGAAGTTACCTGAATATTGACCCTCAAAGTTTTCTTCGAAGTTACCCGTGTATTGTCCTTGGAAGGTTTCTAGGAAATCACCACTGTAATCCAGTGAGAAATCACCCGAGTATTGTTCTTGTGTATACGTTACACTGAAGTTACCACTATATTGTTCTTGAGTATATGTGACACTGAAGTCACCCGAATAATCCTCTTGAATATATGTCTCTTCAAAATCACCAGAATAAGTTTCCTCGAAATCTCCTGAATAGTTTACACTGAAATTACCAGAGTAAGGATCAATAAAGTCACCGGAATATTGTCCTTCGAAGTTCTGAACAAAGTTACCACTATATTGACCTTGGAACGTTTCTACAAAGTCACCCTCATATGGAGATGAGAAGTTTCCGCTGTACGCAACCGTGAAATCACCAATGTATTGACCTTCAAAGTTTTGTTCAAAGGTGCCTGTATATTGACCTTGGAACGTTTCTACAAAGTCACCCTCATATGTTACGAGGAAGTTGCCTTCATATGCAACGGTGAAATCACCCAGATATTGTCCTTGGAAATTTTGTTCGAAATCGCCAGAGTAGTTTACACTAAAGTTACCAGAGTAAGGAACAATAAAGTCACCGGAATATTGCCCTTGGAATGTTGATACAAAGTCACCCGAATAGTCTGTCGAGAAGTTACCTGAATAATTCTCAAGGAAATCACCAGAATATTGCCCTTGGAATGTTTGTTCAAAATCACCCGAGTAGTTTGTCGAGAAGTTGCCAGAGTAATCTTCGACGAAGTTACCTGTATACTGGCCTTCAAATGCCTGAATAAAATCGCCGTCATAGGTTTGTACAAAGTTACCAGAGTAAGGAACTACGAAATCACCTGTGTACTGACCTTGGAACGTTTGTAGGAAATCGCCCGAATAGTCTGTCGAGAAGTTACCAGAGTAATCTTCGACGAAGTTACCTGTATACTGGCCTTCAAATGCCTGAATAAAATCACCGGAGTAATTTAAACTAAAGTTTCCACTGTATGGAACGATGAAATCACCTGTGTATTGTCCTTGGAAAGTCTGTAAGAAATCACCAGAGTAATTCAGGGAGAAGTTACCAGAGTAATTCTCAAGGAAATCACCAGAATATTGCCCTTGGAAGTTGGTTAAAAAATCACCAGAGTAATTTAATGAGAAATTACCTGAATAATTCTCAAGGAAATCACCGGAATACTGACCTTCAAAGGTCTGTTCGAAATCACCAGAGTAATTCAGACTAAAGTTGCCCGAGTAAGGAACAACGAAATCTCCTGTGTATTGTCCTTGGAAAGTAGAGAGAAAATCACCCGAGTAATTTACACTAAAGTTACCTGAATAGTCTACGACGAAATCGCCTGTGTACTGACCTTGGAACGTTTGTAGGAAATCACCAGAGTAATTCAGACTAAAGTTGCCCGAGTAAGGAACAGAGAAGTCACCAACGTACTGGCCTTGGAAGTTGGTTAAAAAATCACCAGAGTAATTTAAACTGAAGTTTCCACTGTATGGAACGATGAAATCACCTGTGTACTGCCCTTGGAATGTCTGTACAAAATTTCCTAGGTATTGACCTTCGAAAGTCTGTAAGAAATCACCAGAGTAGTTAACAGAGAAATTACCAGAGTAAGGATCAATAAAGTCACCTGCGTATTGTCCTTCAAAATTCTGGATAAAATCACCAGAGTAGTTAACAGAGAAATTGCCCGAGTAAAACTCTATGAAATTACCTGTATACTGTCCTTCGAAATTTTGGACAAAATTACCCGAGTAATTTACACTAAAATTACCTTCGTATGTTTGTTGCAAATATTGAACACTGAAGTTACCAGAGTAATCGACAGAGAAATTACCTGAATAATCTGTAATAAAATTACCCGAATAAAATAAACTAAAGTTACCCGTATATTGCCCTTGGAAGTTGGTTAAAAAATCACCAGAGTAATTTTGAATAAAATCACCCGAGTAATTAGCTTGAACATAATTAGAATCAAATGTGCCTAGGTAATTTGTTTCAAACGTACCAGAATAATTTACACTGAAGTTACCCGAGTAATCTTCTTGAGTATAGAATGTTTCAAATGTACCTGTATATGTTTGTTCAAAAGTACCGAGGTAGTTTACACTGAAGTTACCAGAATAATTTTCCTGTGCATAATTGTCTTCGAATGTACCCGTGTAATTTAATTCAAACGTCCCGAGGTAATTCGTTTGGAAATCACCTGTGTAAGTTTCTTGTGCGTATGTGACACTAAAGTTACCCACGTAGTTTGTATCAAAGGTTCCCAGATAGTTGGTTTCAAAATTACCTGTGTAAGTTTCTTGGGCGTAATTGGTTGCAAAATTCCCAGCATAGTTTGTTTCAAACGTTCCCAGATAATTGGTCTGGAAATTACCTGTGTAAGTTTCTTGGGCGTAGGTAACACTAAAGTTACCCGCATAGTTTGTTGCGAATGTACCCGTATAGTTTACACTAAAGTTACCTGTATAGTTTTCTTGAACATACAGAGAATCAAATGTGCCTAGGTAATTTGTTTCAAACGTTCCCAGATAGTTGGTTTCAAAATTACCCGTATAGTTTTCTTGAGTGTAAGTTAAAGCGAAATTACCTGCATAGGTTAAAACAAAATCTCCAGAATAAGTTTGTTCGAAATTACCGATATAATTGTTTTGCACATAAGTGACAGCGAAATTACCGATATAGTTTGTATTGAACGTTCCCAAATAGTTTAAACTAAAGTTACCAGTATAATCTGCTTGTACATAGTTTTGTAAGAAGTCATTACTGAACTGTTGAGTAAATTGTGATGTAAAATCTTGTTCAAAATTACCCGTGTAGTTTTCTTGAGTATACGCTTGAACAAATGTTCCCGAGTATGGTTGTGCAAAATTGCCAACGTATGTGGTTTCAAAATTACCTGTGTAGTTTTCTTGAGTGTAAGTTACAGCGAAATTACCTGTATAAGTTGCACTAAAGTTACCGACATAACCTTGTATAAAGTTACCAGTATAGTTCGATTCGTTATAAGTTGCCGTAAAATCACTTGAAAACTGTTGTAAAAAAGTTCCGGTAAAATTAGTTTCAAACGTTCCCAAATAGTTTTGTGTAAAGGTGTTGGAAAACTGTGTTTCAAAATTACCTGTGTAGTTTTCTTGAGTGTAAGTTACAGCGAAATTACCTAAATATGATGCAGTGAAGTTACCAATGAAGTTACCTGTATATTGCGCTGTTACCGGACCTTGATAGGCTACAGTAGAATCTGTACTGAAATTACCTGTATATTGTGTACCATATGCTATGGTAAAGACAGAAGTAAAGAAACCAGTAAAGTAAGCTGGAGGAACATATCGTGCAATAGAATAATAACCACCACCGGCACCATCAGAAGCGAAGAAAGTCCCTCTATAATAAGTGTATCCATCAGTACCAGTTTGTGGTGATGAAGCTCCCGGCGGCACAGAGGCGCTTACAAAGAAAACCTGCGAACTATCCCAAAGACCTACAGAGCCTTGTACGAAACCACTATCAAGCCAATGGTACACGTTTTGTGTGTAAAGATATCCAGAAAAGTTGCCGGGGTAACCATACTGTTGACTAAAGTTACCCGTATAAAATAATGTCGGGCCCGACTGATACTGTTGTGTGAAATCTCCAATAAAGTTACCAGTGTACCCCTGTTGCGTATTTCGTTCGTAGACTTGTGTAAAAGTACTAGTAAAACTCGAAGAGAAACCCACTGAAAAATTACCAACGTACTGCCCTTGGAAAGTAGATAGGAAAGTACCCAAATAGTTCTGTGTAAAACTATTAGAAAACTGTGTCTCGAACGTTCCTAGATAATTCGTCTGGAAATTACCAGTATAAAATAAACTGAAGTTACCAGTATAATTAGCTTGGAATGTTTGTAAGAAATCACCATCAAAGTTTTGGGTAAAACCAGCAGAAGAGAAATTCTGTACAAAGTTACCAACGTATTGTCCTTGGAAGTTGGTTTCAAAATTACCCACGTAAGGTTGAGTAAATTGACTTGTAAAATCCTGTTCGAAGTTACCCGTATATTGTCCTTGGAAGGTACCAAGGAAAGTACCAGAATAATCAATAGAGAAATTACCAGTATAAAATAAACTGAAGTTACCAGTATATTGCCCTTGGAAAGTACTTAAAAAATCAGCTGAAAAATTAGTTTCGAACGTTCCCGCATATGTTTGTTGAAAGTTACCTAGATACTGCCCTTGGAATGTCTGTACGAAAGTACCAACGTAATTTACACTGAAATTGCCTGAATAGTTTTGAACGAAATCACCCGTGTACTGCCCTTGGAAAGTAGATAGGAAAGTGCCAGTGAAGTTAGTCTCAAATGTTCCCAGATAGTTTGTTTCAAACGTACCTGTGTATTGCCCTTGGAAATTGAGAGTGAAATCAGATGAAAATTGAGTTTCGAACGTTCCCGTATATGTTTCAACAAAGTCACCAGAGTACTGACCCTCGAAGTTAGATAAAAACGTACCAGTGAAATTGGTCTCGAATGTTCCTGTGTACGTTTGAACGAAATCACCCAAATACTGCCCTTGGAAGTCCGATAAGAAAGTGCCAGTGAAGTTCGTTTCAAATGTTCCTGTATACGTTTGAACGAAATCACCCAAATACTGCCCTTGGAAGTCCGATAAGAAAGTGCCAGTGAAGTTCGTTTCAAATGTTCCTGTATATGTTTGTTGAAAGTTACCTTGATATTGACCTTCGAAATTTGATAAGAAAGTGCCAGTGAAGTTAGTCTCAAATGTTCCCAGATAGTTTGTTTCAAACGTACCAACATATTGCCCTTGGAAGTTTTGAACAAAGTCACCCGAATAATTTGTTTCGAAATCACCAGTGTAGCTTGTCTCAAATGTACCTAGGTACTGCCCTTGGAACGCTTGTACAAAGTCTCCACTATAATCTGTGTCAAACGAACCAGTGTAGTTCGTTTCAAACGTACCGACATATTGACCTTCGAAGTTTACACTGAAATTGCCTGAATAATTTACACTGAAGTTACCAGAATAATCTTCCTGCACATAGTTTTGTAGGAAATCATTTGAGAAATCCTGTTCAAAGTCACCAGAGTAATTTACAGAAAAATCACCAGAATAGTTAATCGAAACGGACTCTCCCATCCATCCAAACAATGGTTCTTCGTCGTCAGTTGCATCATTGACAGTGACAAGGTAGACATCAGTACCTTCGAATTTCCATAGAGTATTTGAATTGAAGTTTGCCGCAGATCCTGAATCTAATGCAATATCACCCGCAACACCAAAACCAGATGTTCCTTCACGGAAAAATACAGAAGGACTGGTCGCATTACCAGACGCATAGAAAGTTTCATGAAGAACCCAAGAAGATCCGTTCCAACTAGAAACCTGAACAGAACCACTATTGGGTACAACCAAATGGAAGTCTGACAGAACACCGGCGTGCATGTAGTGGGACGATAGATATTCCGTACCAACACCTTGACACGCATCACCACCCGCTCCATCCGCAATCTCTACAGCAACACAGGGGTTCGCATCAGCAACCCTGTATGTCGCATTTGTTGAAGGAGCCGCATTGTTTACAGATGATTCAACTCCATTTCGTCGACGATAAACCACGGTAGATGCCGGAGTCAACATCATATAGTCCGCACCAGACTGGATTGCACTCGCAACCATTTCTACGTCTGACTCGAAGAACACCCATGCGTTCAATGTTGAGGTAGAATAAGTCGCAACCGTTCCTGCGGTCAAACTTACTGTCGTGGTTGCTGTTCCACTAATACCACCCACAACATTGTCGTAGACAGTAACTGTACCGTTTTCCTTCGCATAGAAGTAGACGGTCATAGGTGCGTTACGGTTTGCGTAATTACCGAACAAAGTTCCTCTCATATTCCAAGGGATTGGTACGTGGTTAGCACCCCAGTCTTGAATATGGAAAGGTTTTCCGTTGGTAAATAGAATGTCACCTTGAGAAACAGAAATGGTTCCGGTTTGAGACGCAGCCGTTGAACCTACAACCGTTGTGACAGTGCCACCACTGTCTTTGTAAATAATGGTACCCGATTCGTAAATAGAATAATTTACGGTGGCGTTGGTCATTATGATGTATTCACC